GAAGTAAAGAGGCAATTGACCTCGAAAAGCTACATAAAGTAGCTTTTTATGCCTGTGAAGGTATTAATGGAGTTAGTCCTAGTCAAGTTGAGATGAAGAGTAACTTACATTTTTATAATGGTATTACAACTGATGACATCCAAGAAACACTTATTAAAAGTGCTTCAGAGTTAATTGAAGAAGATGCCCCAAACTATCAATGGGTAGCAGGGCGCCTTATTGTGTATCATTTGCGCAAACAAGTATACGATAGCTTTGAACCTTGGCATATCTTAAAACTAATTACTCGTAATGTAGATGAAGGATGGTATGACCCAGCGTTGCTCACTGAATATACTGCTTCAGAATGGGACGAACTTAATGATTATATTAAACACGACCGTGATCAAGACTTTACATATGCCGCTATGGAACAATGGCGTGGCAAGTATCTTGTACAAAACCGTGTTACAGGACAAAAACTAGAAACACCACAAATGGCATATATGCTAATTGCAGCGACATTATTTGGTAGTTATGACAAAGAAACAAGATTAAAATGGGTTAAGGATTATTACGATGCCATTAGTACTTTCGATATCAGTTTACCTACTCCTGTTATGGCAGGCGTGCGTACTCCACAGAGACAATTTAGTTCGTGCGTTCTTATTGAAACTGGCGATAGTCTCGATAGCATTAACGCAACTACTAGTAGTATTGTCAAATACGTATCACAAAAAGCAGGAATTGGTATTGGAGCAGGAAGTATACGGGCTCTCGGCTCCCCTATACGTAAGGGTGACGCATATCATACCGGGGTCGTTCCTTTCTTTAAAATGTTCCAGTCTGCTACCAGATCATGTAGCCAAGGCGGCGTGCGAAACGGAGCAGCAACATTATATTACCCGATTTGGCATCTCGAAGCAGAAGATCTACTAGTACTTAAAAACAACAAAGGTATTGAAGATAATCGTGTACGTCAAATGGACTACGGTGTACAGTTTAACAAACTAATGTATGAGCGTTTAATTACTGGCGGAGACATTACCTTATTCTCACCTAGTGATGTACCAGGACTATACGAAGCATTCTTTGCTGACCAAGACGAGTTTAAACGTTTATATGAAACAGCAGAGCGTAATACAAGACTACGTAAGAAGACAATACCAGCACTTGAGTTGTTTAGTCACTTTATGGGAGAACGCAAAGATACTGGACGCATTTACTTACAAAATGTTGACCATTCTAACGAGCATGGTTCGTTCAAAGCAGATATGGCACCTATTAAACAAAGTAACTTGTGTTGTGAGATTAATTTGCCTACAAAACCACTTAATGACTTTAATGATCCAGATGGTGAGATTGCCTTATGTACACTAAGTGCTGTTAATTGGGGCAATGTACGTAAGCCAAGTGACTTTCTCCGTATTGGTAAACTAGCAGTACGTGGGCTTGATGCTCTACTCAGTTATCAGAACTATCCAGTAATTGCGGCAGAAATGGCAACCATGGGTAGACGACCATTAGGTGTAGGTATTATTAACTTGGCATACTGGATGGCACGAAACAATATGACATACAGTGAGCCTAATCTAGAAATGATTGATGAGTATGCTGAAGCATGGAGTTACAGTTTAATTAAAGCAAGCGCAGACCTAGCACAAGAGCAAGGCGCATGTTTGTGGAATGACCAAACAAAATATAGTGATGGTATCCTACCTATTGACACATATAAGAAAGATGTTGATGAACTAGTAGCACACAAAGAACGTATGCCATGGAAAGAATTAAGAGTACAATTAGCTAAAACTGGTATCCGTAACTCAACACTAATGGCACTTATGCCTGCTGAAACGTCAGCACAAATTAGTAATGCGACAAACGGTATTGAGCCACCACGTAGTTTAGTAAGTATTAAACAATCAAAACATGGTGTACTAAAGCAAGTTGTACCTGGTATCCATCATCTTAAAAACAAGTATGAACTACTATGGGATCAGACATCACCAGAAGGATACTTACAGATTATGGCAGTGTTACAAAAATATATCGATCAAGGTATTAGTGTAAACACAAGTTATAATCCACAGCACTTCCCAGATGAGAAGATTCCAATGAGTAGTATGCTACAACATCTAATGATGTTCTACAAATATGGCGGTAAGCAGTTGTATTATTTTAACACATATGACGGAGCCGGCGAAATAGATATTGACAAACTGGAACAATCAAGTATAGTGGAAGATAATATAACAATTGAAGACGATGCATGCGAAAGCTGTGTAATATAAAGAGAGAGATTGAATGAGTGTTTTTGACGTAACTAACAAAGGTAGCCAAACGAATAACTTGGCATTCCTTGATCCATCAGGAGGAGTAACAATTCAACGTTACGATACAATGAAGTATCCTAGCTTTGATAAGTTTACAGACAAACAACTAGGATTCTTCTGGCGTCCAGAAGAAGTTGATACATATCGTGATGGGAAAGACTTTAAACAGTTGACGGACCATGAGCAACATATCTTTACAAGTAATCTTAAAAGACAGATCTTGTTGGATAGTGTACAAGGACGTGGCCCAGTAGAATCGTTTGGTAGCATTGTAAGTTTACCAGAACTAGAGAACTGGATTATTACTTGGACATTTAGTGAAACAATCCACAGTCGTAGTTACACACATATTATTCGTAATGTGTATAATGACCCAAGCGTTATCTTTGATCAACTTATGGATATTCCAGAGATCATTGAATGTGCTGGAGATATCTCCAAGTACTATGACGATCTAATTGAAGGCGCTAGTTACTACAATCTACTAGGTGAAGGCGTACACACAGTTAATGGCAAAAAAGTTGTAGTTGATCTGTATGAACTTAAAAAGAAACTATGGTTAGCACTAATGAGTGTTAACATTCTTGAAGGTGTTCGCTTCTACGTTTCATTCGCATGTAGTTGGGCATTTGCTGAACTTAAAAAGATGGAAGGCAATGCTAAGATTATTAAGTTTATTGCTCGTGATGAGAACCTACACTTGGGATCAACACAGCTATTACTTAAAACACTCAAGAAAGACGATCCAGTGTTTGAACAGATTGCTCGAGAAACAGAAGAAGAATGTATCAAGATGTTTACTGATGCTGTAGATCAGGAAAAAGCCTGGGCGGACTATTTGTTTAAAGACGGTAGTATGCTTGGCTTAAACAAAGAGCTACTAAGTCAGTACATTGAACACATTGCCATGAAGCGTATGGGCAATGCTGGTCTTCCTAAAATTTACAATCAAGCTAGTAACCCATTGCCTTGGACAAAGAAATGGATCGCTGGTGGAGATGTACAAGTAGCACCACAGGAAACAGAGATTACAAGTTATATTAACGGTGGCACAAAGCAAGATGTTACCCAAGATACATTTAAAGGATTTAGTTTATGATTACAGTATACAGCAAAAACTTATGCGGTTACTGTGACATGGCTAAGGATTATTTAAAAAAGAACGGATTCGAGTTTGAGGAGATCAATGTCGAGTCTGTTCCAGAAGCACGTGAGTTTCTAATTACAGAAGGTCACAGAACAATGCCACAAATTTATCATGATGGCAAACTATTAGTAGAAGGCGGCGGTATGGCGTTAGTAAGATTACAACCCGAAACTGTACGTGAACTTATTGGAGAAGTAAAACTAGATGTTAAAGATTTCAAACTTTAAAAAAGGCGATGTAATGACTGTTAAATGTAGCACTGGCGAAGAAGTCGTTGCTAGATTTGATTCAGAAGACGACAACGCATTAAATGTAGTAAAGCCAACAGTGCTTACAATTAACCCACAAGATGGTAAAGCAATGCTTATTCCTTGGATTATGAGTATTGATACAAAAAGCAATGATCCAGTGTTTATTGGTAAAGCGCAAGTTGTAGCAATTACAAAAACTGAAAAGAACTTAGCTGACGGTTATATGCAGAGTACCACTGGTATTACGAAAGCAACAGCGGCAGAAAGTAGTCTGCTTATCTAATAAATACGTGTATGAACTTTGTACACAGAAATAATGACAAGAGACTATGTGGAGCCTCAACTAGAGCTATAGTCAATAATGTCAGAGTAAACGGACAATTTATTAGTACAGAGGGCGACCCCAACAGTCATGGTGGGGGCGTTCTTCAAGCTACTGCGACTAGTGGTAGAACTCGTGCTGGCGGTAAACCTATCATCATTTTAAATGACCCCGCATCACGTGATAGTTATTGCGGACGACCAGGTTATGGTCCTGAACACTGTGGACCATCAGCAACAAGTGCAAGCGGCAATGTAAGAGCCGGAGGTTAACATGGTAGAATATACTGATTTTAAAAATGGCTTACAAGATGCCAATGACTATCTCGATACTAGACATCATTTAAGTGGTACTACTGCTTTAGGTAATAGTAACTTACGAGCTGTAGTACAAGCAGAATATAGTTTTACACTACGTGAACTATTATGTGGTGTACTAGGCGGCAATGGTATAAAACTTCCAAATATTCAGATTTGTATGAGCGCAAACATTAATGCGCTACTAGGTATTCCAGCACTTCAGGGCGAGCTATATGATGCGTTATCACAATTAGATAGCGCAATGAACGACTTTATGGATCACACTAAGTTAGATAGTATACTTGGGCGTCTTAATGGTGTATTAGCTGAAGCACAAAACGTTGCTAATATGATTAACTTTTGTAGTACACCTGTTGATCCTATTGCTATTCCAAATATGCTAGAACGTGCAATGGGTAGTTTTCTTGGTGCCGGTAAAGAACTAATCGACCAAATTGGTGGTATTGTTCCTGGACAGGTTTGTGCATGTATTGGCACTAACGGGTTTAACGGTAACGTGTTTAACGGCGGCATACTAGGAAACATTGCTAATAATATTGATGCAATTAATGCAGGTAACCTTGGACAAAGTGTAATTGATAGTATACGTGGTGATATTGCAAATGTTAGCGCAGGTATATCTAATTTAATTAGTTTTGAGAATAATATTAATGGATCATATAGTTTAGGTGGAAGCCAGTTTGCTACACCAGATCCAAGCTGTCATAGTGGTGTTGGTGTTATGCATAACCCACAAAACGGAAGTATTGCTGCTAATGCAAGATTAGCATCTAGTATGAAAGGATTATATGATAAACTTGCTGGATATCCAGTTACATATAGACCAGGAACAACCATTGGTGGATCAACAGGCGGCGTTCCAAATAGTGCAAGCAGTTTAGATCCGTCTGCTTCACAACCAATTGAATACGAAAATATCTTTAAACTATTGTTTGATGATGACTTCCTGACATTATTAGATCAGGCGGACGATCCACAAAGTAATGTAGACAATCAAATACCTGTATATGATTACTGTGGCACAATTATTGGATATACTACACAAGTAATACAACGAGAAGATGACAAAAGTTTAGGTAGCGATCCAACAATACCTAATAGTCCTGGTTACTTGGCAGGTGGACTAAACACAAGCGATGGCAACACTACAACTAATACAGAAACAGTTTCAGAAGGTACAATTACACTCCAAGGCGGCGGCGGTGCAAATGTTTACTTGGTTAATAGTGAATTAGCACAATTAGCATTACAAACAAATACGCACGATTTGGTAGTAAGAACAGACATCTTAACTATATTTGCTCGTTTAGATACAGGCACATTTAACTTTGGAACAATGTTAGATTATCAACAGAGTAGTGTAAC